AAGTGTGAATAAATTGTATCTATCTTTGTATGCGCTCGTATCAGTTCCTAACCAATATATCTTATTAGAATCCAAATCAAACTCATTTTGAAATACAAACAAATAGTAAGGTTCTGCAATAGTTGTATCTTCCGTTAAGGTTAATACTATTGTATTGATTTCATCTTTGTTAATATAAATCATAACTATAATGACTAAAAAACAAAAGTTGTTTAAAAAGAAAACCCCCACCAATTAAGATGAGGGTTTCTTATTTACGAGTAGGTTGTTACGCTCCGATTAATTCGGGAATAATTTCTTTATCTACTTCTTTTGCAAGGTATGGATTCTCAGCTACCAAAGTAACAGAGTACTTACTACCATCAGCTTTAGCAGTTCCAGAACCTTCACCCGTTGCGCTCACTTGCGCATAAGGGAAGTACCAATATTTACCGTTAGCGTCTTTAATGATAACAGATAAATCTCTTTGTCCTTCTCCTAAGATTTTAATCGCACGAGATACTACCGCTTCTCTACGTGAGAACATCAAGTTAATTGTTCCTGTTACGAAAGACGAACCATTTACTAAATCAATAGCTGAATCTTCTGTGTAGTTTCCTGTATTTCTACGGAACTCAAATACCTCATAAGGTGCAGATGCAGTAATTGAATCAATAGTCCAAGTTAAATCCGTTTCTGTAATCGCAGTTACGTTTTCTTGGTCATTAATGTATACTGCTACAATCCCTCCTAAGTTTCCATCACAACCTTTTGCAATGCTTTCTAGTGTTATACAAGACATAATTTTATGTATTAAAAAAGGGCGGTGTATATTGCACCACCCTTTCTAGTTAATTAATTAGTTCTTATGAGTAAAGAACAATTTCGGTTGGGTTAGTATAGTGGAAACCAACTTTCAAGTTAGCACGAGTACGTAAGTAAGGCTCTGCAACTGAATCATTAAGGTTAACCGCTTTCAACGCTTTAGAATCTCCCTCTCCATCAAATGCATAGATAAGGTTATTTTTCAATGTCAATACCGCAGTATCATTTGGCATACCTTCAGCAACTACAACTTTAATCCCTAAGAAAGTTAAAGCTAACGGAGTAGTCACATACGTTTGAGTGTTACCCGTTGCAGCAGCTAATTCATAAGCAGTAGCAATATTTGAAGAAACATAGAAACGTAAGTCAGCTTTTTTGCGTTTGATTCTCGCAGGTGCAGCATTCAAAATTGCAGTCAATTGAGCGATAACGTTTGATGCAGTAATAGTAACATTCGCAACGTCAACAACTCCAGCGTCAGCTAATAACTTTTTGATGTAACCATCACACAAAGCCAAAGTGTCATCTGCACTTGCAGTATCTCCTTGCCATCTAATCAACTCCAAATCTTCTTGGATTTTCAAAGACATTTCATTCCAATAGAAGTTCATGAATGAAGGAACTGTAAAGTCTCCATTTGAACCTTGAGCCATTTGCAAAGATAGGAATGACTGCTCTAAATCGAACTGACATAATTGAGCCATTGCAGACAAAGGACAAACAGTAATATCAATTGCATCTAAAGAATCAGTAGGCGCACTAAAGTTACAAGTAGATGCTTGTAAGATGTTACCAAAAGTAACGTTTGCCAATTTAGTTTCTGATTTGATACCAGGCAAAGTACGATAGTTATCTACGATGTCTTCAGTTAAATAAGCACGAGAATAAAACTCGTTAGGGTTAGCACATAAAAGTGCGTTTGTTTCGATGTCTAAATCGAATTTAAGGTTTCTTTCCATTTTATTATTGTTTTTTAAACGTGTTTCTGAACGCTCCTAAACGCTCGTGAACTGATAATTTTTGCATTGCTACTTCTTCTTCCTTCGCTTCACTTTCTACTGAAGGAATCATGTTTTTTAATTCAGCTAACAACTGCAATACTTCGTTGATTCGCTCGTCTAATAATGGTGTAACGATAGCCAAAACTGCTTCAGCGTCTGCGGTAGCATCAACTGCCATTGCCACTTCTTCTTCTACAACTTCTTCTGTTACTACCTCTTCTTCTGTGTCGGTTGCCATTGCCACTTCTTCTTCGACTACTGCCTCTTCAGTTGACATAGCTTCCTCAACAGGTGCATCTTTAACTTCAACAATCTCGCCATCTGTTACGATGTAGATTTTGCCTTCGATAAGATGTTCTCCATCGGGTAACTTCATACTATATTTGGTTTTTAATTCCGATAATTTAAGACCTAAGAATCCTTCGATACTAAAGCCTACTTGACCTTTTTTAACTAGTTGTTCGTAGTACTTTGAGTCAGTCACTTGAGCCGTTAACATAAGCGTTCCTTTTGGTACTTCAATACCATAAGATGTAAACGCTTTATCTACTTTAGGATTTTCAACTAGCCATGCTTCTAAGATATACGCTGGTACTGTTTCCCCAGCATCATGCTCTAAGTTAAATAGGTCTTTATTGTTTAGGTTCTGCATAAAGTCTGAGAAGATATTCTCTATCTCTGCTTCTGAAAATTGCACGTAGTACTCTTCGCCCTCATCGTTTCGGTAGATGTCCATTGGTATCATGGCAGGTGCAACGATTCTCATCTTAGGTTCATCCTTAAATTCAAATGATTGTGTACTAGAAAAAGCCATACCTTTAACCATAATCGCAGGCTTAGAAGTAAAAGCTACTTGTTCTATCCCTAGAACGTTGCCCTCTGAGTACTCTTCGTCAATTGTGATTTTATAAATAGGTAAATCATTTGCCATAACAATAATGAAAACTATTTGTCAAGTGTTCAAAAATTAGTATATTTGAGAAAAAATTACTATGGTAGAAATTAGAGGTTATCAAATTAACAACGATATTGCCGAGTTAACGCTTGAGCAATTTGAGAAAGTAAGTAAGATTCTAAACGATGAAGATTTAGATAAGTTTGAGAAGTGGGCAGATGTGTTTATCTTCTTAGGTGTTCCCGTTTCAGAAGTTAATGACATGGAGTTTGATGAGTTTGTAAACTACGTGAAAGTGTTTAACGATACTCAATCAATTAACGATATCGAAATGACTCAAGAATTTGTGTTAGATGGTTACACCTACCGAGCGTATGAGGATGAGTTTAAACTGAAAGTTCGGGATTTGAAAATGATTGAGAAAGCAATGGGTAAAGACAATACCAACTACTTCGCTCGTCTTATGGCTATCATATTTAAACGCACCGATTTAACAAATGCTGAACACTACGAAAATGCACATCTAAAGCATAAAGAAAAATTATTCAAGGATTTAAGTGCTACGCTTGTCGTTCCTTACGTTGTTGCAGTATCTCGTAAACTAATCTCACAGAATGAAGTTACCGAAGTCGTGGAATGATGTAACAGTATCACAGTACATCGAAGTTAAGAACTCAGTAAATGGAACTCCTAACTTTGAAAGTCAGCTTGAACTCCTCGGGGTTCTTGCTGATGTACCAACTGAGGACTTAGAAGATTTAGAACTCAACGAATTTAGCGCACTACTTTCTAAAGTTTCATTTATACAATCAGAACCAAATAAAAGACCTGCTCAAATAATAGGAGAATACAATCTTAAACCACTAAATAAGATTAAGGTAGAGGAGTTTTTAGACTTGGAATACTACGTTACTAAAGACTACATTGAACATTTACCTATCATTTGTGCTATTCTTTATAAACAAACACGAGTAGATGAGTGGAAACATTTATCTTTTGAACCGCATGAATACGATTTAGAAGAACGTGCTAAGATGTTTTTAAACCTATCAATCAATAGTGTTTATGGAGTTGTTACATCGTACCTAGAATGGAGAGAAAACTTCTTAAATACTTATTCAAATCTATTTGATGAACCAATAACAGAAGAGGATTTACAAGAAGTTGAACCCGAAGAACGTAAAGAACTAGAAGCCGAAATGCGTTTATCAAAATGGGCTTGGGAAAAAACCATCTACATCCTAGCAAATGAAGATATCACTAAGATGGAAAAGGTATTAGGTATGAATATTATCTTTGCCTTTAATATGCTATCAATGAAAAAAGATACAGAAGGCTAATATCCTTGAGGACTAATTTTTAAATTCCATTTACCTGTCGGGTCTCCGTATAAATCAAAGCCAATTCTTACAGTTGGGTTGTTTAATATTGTAGCCATTTCTAAAAGTGGGTACTTCTCAAACTGCCATGCTACATACTCGGACACTATTTCAGAAATTACACTTTGAACTTTGCTAGAATAAAACCATTTTTCAGTTATGTTTTGTGGTGTAATATAACCACCGTTCCAAAGGTCTGCACCCTCATCTTGGAATAGATAGTAGTACAACGCTACTATAGTAATGTCAATCTTATTTAGTTCGTCTCCTGTCATTGCAGAGATTCTAATCGAATCATATAGAGAACCTAAATCAATTAAACCTAAAGCCCTTACTTCTTGTTGTAGAGCCTTTGCTAGTTTGTTTCTTTTTGCGTATGTTACCTTGTACTGTGCCATTATAAACTTGCAGATTGTTTAATCTTATTAACTTTGTTTTGAGTATTAGTGACCTCAGTTTCAGACACCACTGCATTGACCGTAATGTTTTGACCGTTAGGTTGTCCACTTGCATTAAGAGTGTTAGCATTGCCTGCACTTCCAAACATATTAAACTGAGGTGCTACTGCTTGCGCTGATGAACCACCACCGCCACCGCCACCACCGCCTGAACTTCCACCACTTGGAGATGAACCAGGATTAGAGAGTAATGCTTTAGCCTTTGCGATGTTTGTAACGATTTGAATAATACCCGTAGCGTATTGTGCAATACCTGCTGCACCAAAAGATACACCATTCAAAGGGTTAGCAGAAGATGCTGCAACCAAAGCCGAGATAGCTTTAGCCGTATCAACTCCGATTTGAATAAGTGCCATAGTCTTCTGAAATTTCTCTAACTTCTTTTGGTCTTTGATAAACGCTTGTCCGATTTGAGCGATACCTTCAGCAGTATTTCCCACAAGATTAATTTTAGCATCTCTCAATGCTTGTTCTTTTTCAATCTCCTCTAATCTATAACGCTCGTTAATCTCAGCTTGTTTCTTTTTTGACTCCTCCGTTAATGCATATGTAAGTTGTGCGTTACCTTGCGCTAGTAATAACTTAGCATCGTAGTCTGCCTTAAGTTGTAGTAACTCTTGTTGTTGTTGTGTATATAATGTTTCTACTGCTAGCTTGTGTTGTCCTTCTAAACGTAACCGCTCCTCCTCTTCTTTCTTTTGTTTCTCTTCTAATACTTTTTGGTCATGTGCTTTGATGCTTGCTTGTAATTCATCGGCTTGCTTTTGATATAACTTTAATGATTCAATACGCTCTTGCTCTGCATACAAATTCATTATCTTAACCTTCTCGTCATACTTTAGCTTCTCGTTCGTATTCGTGTCTGCAATTAATCTTTGATACTTTACTTTGTTTGATTCTAATTCTTTTACTATGCCATCTTCCATCTGAGCAATAGTTAAATCTTGTATCAGTCTTTGTGCGCTTAACCTATCTTGTTGATATGCTTTGTTACTATCCGCTCGTTTCTTATTCTCAGCTTTAACCTCTTGAGTAAGTTTTATCTCTTCGGCTTTAAGTTGCACAAATGTATCTTCTGCCGTTACCGTTAAGTCTCCATACGCTTTCCCCATTGTTGAGTTAGCATCCATCATATTAGTCATGGCTTTCATGGCTTCATGATTTGCTTGAGCATCAGCTAAGAACATCTTATTCTTTTCGATTCGTAAGGCTAAAGTAGATTTTCCTTCAGCTTCTAATAACAAAATCTTATTATCCATTTGATGACCAATCTTCTCCATTGCCTCCTTCTCTTTCTTGTAGCCCTCTAACGCTTTTGCAGTTCGTTCTTCTTGGGCAAAGTTGGTAAGTCCGATAAGGTCAAGGAAAAATTTAATGGCATCTATCAAAGGTTGTAAGGCATCTTTAACCATCTTGAAAATCTTACCTAACCATCCCATCTTATAAGCAAAGTAAACAACTGCTGCAACTATAGCGGTAATAACGGCAATCAAAAGAAATATAGGGTTAGCTAAAAGTTGAAGTCCGAATGTAAAGAACGCTTTACCCAATTGACCTACAACACCTATAAGTCCTTTCAGTTGCGCACCTATTTGTTTAGGTGTTATTGATGTTAAAGTTTTTGAGAACATACCAGCAGATTCTGCTGCGCCTTCAAAATCTAAACTCATCAACTGACCTTGCATTAATCCAAATGCATTTGTAGCCTTTTCAAATCCCGAACCCGTAGCAAATACTGCTACTTTCTCATTAGCATCTTTCAGTTGGTCACTTAACTCTCCAGCTTTCTCTGCAAGCATAGCCATCTGTGCAGGGTCAGTTGCACTTGCTAACTCGCCTTTTAACTGTTTCAACTCGCTCTTAATTTGAGCAAGTCCGTTTAACTTTATTGGTATCTCTACAGGTTGATTTGCCATAACTATAATGAAAAAATAAACGTTTCTGTTTACTATATCAAATTATTTGTATATTAGCAAAAAACAAAGTTATGAAAAAGGTCTTATTATTCTCAGCTATAGCATTTGCTTCATGCAAAAAAGAAGCACAAACTATCTACCAAAACAAATACACTATTGACATTCGAGCGTCTTACGTGAATCAACAATTTGCAGAAGGTAAAGATAAGATTATTGTAGAGTGTTTAGATACTTACGAGTTCGATACTTACTCTAACCATTGCTTACATCAATCGTTTGGATTCAATCAACAGTCTACTGAAAAACAAAAGGGCATCCCTTACATGATTAGAACAGAAAGAGACACCCTAGAAGTAGGTATTATTTATGGTAAATTAGTTAAAGTTTAATTCTTAATTCACCCGTTGCGGTTTTGTAAATAGCATCTGAAGCAAGCCCACCTAAGCCTGCTAAAATATCACTAGCGTATGTTGGTAATCCTATCAATAGAACATAACCACTATTGACAACTAAAGCATTTCCACCACCGTTATTTTCAACAACTAAAGCACTAAACAATGGGCTTGAATTATCTGTTAAACAACTTATAGCATTGAACGATGTGCCCGTTGCATCAATACTAAATTCTCCATTTATTAATTGTACACCGAAACCATTCATATCGTGTGTATGCAGTGCATTAAATGTCAAGTCAGCATTTGCAAAGTTCTCGTTTACATTTCCAGTATTAGAAGTAATACCGTTCTTTGTTACTACTTGTTTATTTCCAATTACAATTGCGTTATCAATGTAACCATGTATATAGTTGCCCTTGCCCAAGATAGTTACGTTACCGCTTGATTCGTTTATTGTAAGTGAATTGTTTATCTGTTGCATCACATCTGATACAAAAGGCTTAATAACACTACTAGATGTATTAGGCTTTGAATCAACGCGTACCTTAATTCTAGGAAGTATCAACTCGTCATCAACACTAATCAACTCTACCTTTGTAGGCTCGTTTGAATTAGCGTTATAGTCAATTATTTTGTTTATATTCCAGTAGCTTCTATCTAAGTATATTTTATCATTCAGTCTTAGCGTGGCAATATCTGAACTATTCAACTCTAAATAAACGGTGTATAGTTTACCGCTATTAATCTGTGCCATTGTACGTCTCCAATATAACGTACTTAGATTATTTAATGTAGTGTTTTGATACGATTGACTAAAATAGTAATCACAGATACCAAAGTTAAAATCAAGTGTAGGATTTAACAACCTATCGAAGTGCGTTGTGTATGGGTATTCATAGCAAGTTACACCCGTTGTTCCGTAGTCATAAATGTGAAACGCATCACAAGGATAATTGCCACCATCGTAAACAATTCGAGGTAACGTCTTGGGCTCGCTACCATTCAATCCTAAAGTAACCGCACCAAATACCGTATCAATAAATGGCGATGCTCCAAATATTAAATTACTCTGTGCATCATTCTTTACATACTCGTTGTCAAATACGTACTTGACTTGCCCGTAAACTTCTGAGACATTCTGTAAGTAGCCAGCATTCAAAACGTCTTTGTCTTTATTGTAGCTAAGTGTTAAAGTCTTACTCGTTATCTCAGGTAAAAAAGATATCGTGTGAGGTCTATTCTTGTTTAGCTTTCTGCTCCAATCCTTAACTACTCCACTATCGTAAAAATTATCTCTAGTCTGTAGTATAATTTTGTTAGGATAGTCAATGTCGGGAATGCAAAATAAGTTAAACATCGTGAATACTGACTTAACAAAATCCGATTGCTTAATCTGAACGGGTACATACTGATTAAGTACAATAGGAAACAAGTAACCGATAGTATCAGATGTAGGGAAAATCTCCATCTTAATACTGTTGATTCGTATCGTATAGATAGTTGGAAGACCTGCCGTAAAAATCGGAAGACCTACCGTTGGAGGTTGTGCAATATAGAACTCTATTAAATCACCGATATTACAATTCGTTGTAATTCCTGATATTACTTTATTGCCACTCGCAATAGTGTTAACTCCTACAGGTAGAGCATCTCCTAAAGCGTATGTAATAGAATCTATCTCTACATAAGAATCGCCACCCGTTGCATTTATTTTAATTGAAGGCTTGAATGAACTAGGTATAGTACAGTAAGCAGTTGCTCCACCCGTATTTTCTAAAAGTATATCGTAGTCAATCGTGTACTTAAATTGAATCGCATTAGGTACGTTCAAAGAAAACTCACTTGTATAAGTTGAAGTCGTAGGATTATAAGCTGAATTATCGTCTTTTATCTCTGTGTCTATTATCAATTGGTCATCCAAGAAATAATCTGTTGACGTTGTATTCTCAACAATTACCTTAACTTCCTCTGTGTAGGCTTCATCTACTTTAACCTTTTCACCACAGTAAGGTACAAGTAATTTATCAAAGCCAGTACTTATCTCTTCATCAAATTGATATTGATACCCTGCATTAGCAAAGATTCTATCGAAGTATTGCTTTAAATAAATGGCGGGCTTCATCTCTACCAACTCGTATACGTTGTCCCCTGTCCCTGCTAATATGTATTTGTAGCCATCTGCATAATCATGCGCCCAACTTGCTACTACATTTGCGCTTGTATACGTATGATTAAAATCACTAAAGTCTAAGTCAGTAAGCATTGAGTTACCAATCGCAGTAAACAAGTCTCCTACCGTATCTTTGACGATTACTGTGTACATTACTTGCTCGTCATCATTCATACCATTAGAGACCTTTTCAACATCTACTAATTGAAGTATAGCGTTGTCTAGAATGATGTCTCCATTCTGCATTATAAGACACTCCTTCTTTGTGTTTATGTTGAATGTTAAACTAACGGTGTTCACATCAAACAAATCGTTTAACACGTTGTTATTATGCTTTGTGCCTACAATCTTAATTGACTTTGAGAAGCTACCACTCTTAGCTTGAACATCTCTAATATCTGCAATGGAATAAGTGATAGGTACTACTACCTCTTCACTTACTTCTAAGTAGTTGTCTATATCTCCTAAAAGAATGATTCGTGTTTCTGTCATATGTTTATTGGTGTGTCAACTGATAGTTTAACCGTTATCGTTTTTCTGATTAGATTCTTATTCTTTTGCCTTTGTATTTCAAAGCTATTTTCTTGAACTTGACACGCTACATATTCATCATCTATTTTTAAATAAGTATAACCACTCGTTAACAACTCCTCAAAATATACACTCTCAGAATCCGTTAACCAATTTGTGTTTAATGTTATGTCTTTACTTACTTCGATGTTGTAGTTTGTTCTTCCCGAATCCCAAGTGTTAAAGTCAAATGTGTTTGTTGATGTGTTAACATCTCCGAACTTTTTATTATACGATAACCTTGTTATGTTGCCTTTATCTGTAGAACGTAACTGAAAAGGAAACGAACTAAACGAACCTAGTCTATCTAAGAATAGAATCTCGTAATCTTCAATTGAGCAAGTACGATTTATATACACTCTTTTCTTCTCACTAAGTTGTATACCTGACGTATTACATACGAAGTAATCGTACCACTCTACATTTGAATCTATAAAAGGTAGTGTACCCGAAATCATAGTCAACGAACCTAGACCACTCATCCCAACATTAGCAAGTCCAATGCCTATTGTATTTGTTGACACTATAGATTTATAACCTAAATCACCATTGCTATTTTCAAAGTACATACGTCTACCAGTTGTAAGGTAGTTATGAAAGTAGGCAGTCCATAAATCTTGCGTTAGAGTAAGTCTAAAGTCGTTAGGTTGGTTCGTCAAAAATAAACCGTTCCCATCAAGTAAGTAATTAGAATAATCATAGTTTTTAAATCCTCGCATATCTAACGCTCCATTAAATACCGTTTGACTTGTTAGGCTGGCTAAGTTAGTGAAACGTGATTTACGATTATCGGAATACGAAATCTTACCTGTTAAAGCTACACCTGTACCAATCCAAGGCAAAGAAGTAGTAATCCAATAAGCACTCGGTACGGCAATGACTGTGAACTGACCATTTAACGCATCTCTAAAATCTCCAGGTGTAGAATCTAAAGCTACTGTGATTTGGTCACCTACTACAAAAGGGTGTGTAGTTACGTTTGGTACTTGCCAAAATCCTGTCTGCCCGTTGTTGAATATGAAATCAGAAAAGTTCCAAGCCACCTTATACTCCTCCCCAAACTTAATATCAAACTTTAAGTAGTGGTTAGTAGCATTCAAAGAACTGAAGTTAAAAGGGTCGTTTGAACTCAGATAGTTTTGTACATCTCTTGAAATGTTAATCTCAGCAAACCCATCAATTGGTCTAGGTGGATACTTCTTCTCAAATAGCTTCGTACTTGTCCCTGCTATGTACACCTCTACGATATAACGAAATCCTAATTCGTTTACATTGGTGCTACTCAAATAATACATTACAGGGTTATATCCCGTTGTTAGTTTTTGCGGTTGTCCTTCAATTGTAATTGCCATAACTATAATGATTAAATTCTCGTCAATGTTTAGAAGGCAATGTAGCCATCGTCACTAAAGTACATCTCTTTAATAAACGTAGTTGCGTATCGTATTGCATCCATCGCATCGTCAAATAGCTTTACGGGTTCATCCGTTATAGTGTCACCTATCTTCTTCCATTTGTAGTTGTCATACTCCTTCTTCATGCGTGGGTCATCTTGGCACATTACACCAAACGTCTTTACGTTATCAATTCCTTTCTTCACTACCTTGTTAGCATTGTTAACGTTGTAGCCTGCTATCTGCATCTCGGCTATAATCTCAGGTCTTGAGTAATCCGCTAGTATGTCAATACTCTTGTCAATGCCTAGACTGTTAAATCGTTCGATTAGGTCGCTAGTAGTTAAGTAGGATTCGTAGATAACGGGTTCGATGTAGATATCCTTCTCATGCCAATAGACACGTATCAATGCGGTAGGGTGGTTAAATCCAAAGTCAAGCCCGTAAACGTACTGAGTAAACTTTGAAGGGCGGTGCTGAACAAATGTCCAATTCGTGTATATGTTTGATTTACTAATCGCCTTCTCGCCTAACGCATAGATTTGATATAACGCTTCATCTGTTCGTTTTAAATCTTCTATCTGTCGCTTAATTGATTCGGGAAGAAAAGGATTGTCTTTATATGTAGATTTAATTAGGGTGCTTTCGTCTTCGGGTAGTTCATATAACCATCCGCTACTTTCTGAGGGGTTATAGTCAAAGATTAGTTTAGATTCCGTTCTCATGTTCAACTGTTGAAAGTCATCAAACCAAAGTTCATTTGCTTCGTTGCACCATCCGATGTCTCGTTTACGACCTCGTATCTTTTGCTCATCGTCTACTGAGAAGAACTCTACTATCGAACCGTTATCAAATCGGTAGATGTTCTCACTCATATTATGGCTTGCTTTCTCGTATAGTTCCAAGTCTTTAAGCACCTCAAAGAAATCACGCATAACGGTAGCACGTAAAGCTGGGAATGTCTTACGCACAATTGATACTACCTTATTCGGATTCTGTAAGCACCAAACGATTATAAGCTGACAAAGTGAATACGTCTTAGATGAACGTGAACCACCTTGATTGATTATAAACCGCTTATCCGAGTTAATAGCGTTAAAGTTCTTCTCGAATATCTCAGTCGCTTTTATCTCCACTTCTAATGATGCTTACTTTGATTTCGTTTAACTCTTTGCCGTTTGTTGTTACATCCGTTTTTTCGGTTAGGTTGTTTAATCGTTGTGTTATGCTTGGATTGTAAATTGATGCCATGCCACCTTCGATTTGGTCTTGACGTATTGACCTCTTAATACGCGAGCAGATACCCAAATACATATCGTATGCCTTTCCTGTATTCTCGAAGTATTGATGCACGCAACAAATATTATCCTCGCAATAATTTTGAAACCCTTCCATCGTTAGAGGTCGTTGTCTCTCTCTATAGACCATTTGACCATCTTTGCCTACATAGTCTTGAATTAAGATTGGGTTCTTTGCTACTGTCTCCTTATATGCTTCGAAGAGTTCCCATAGTTTTTCGGGTGTCTCTATGTATTTACTTTTCATTTTGTTGGAGTTCGTTTTTTTCTAGGTTTCTTTACTATTGTTTGCTCTACTGCCTTATATTCAATCGGCTTTATTTCGACCTCATCTTCGAAGATGTATCCGTAACCTAGACGTTTGATTTGCGCTTCATGTTTTGGTTGTATCTTATCTACTTCAATTCGTCTCTCTCCTAGTATTTGGTCGTAACTTACTAACGTCTTACCCTTCCATTGTTCTTTAATCTTCATGTTCTTCTAATTGGTTTATAAGTGAACCTACTAAGTAAGTGATTATTGCTATACCTAGTATTTTATTCGTGTTTTCGTAGTTGTAAATTAAACCCATTGCATATCCTAAGAATAGAATGTAGGATATCGTTAAAATGTACTTGCTCATACTTATAATGAATTTAGTTTGTTCGTGTTTTCAAATCTTCGTATTTCATCTTTCATTTCTACAATCAACAAGTGAGCAGATGCAGTAGATATATTGAAATGTTCCGCTATTTTTCTCGTAGTGCATATGCCTTTATCGTAGTATGCTTGGAAGAAATACAACTTTACTCGGTCATTGATTTGACTTCGGTATATTTCAACTATGTTTTTTTGTTCGTTATAACGTAATTCAAGCAGAATCTTTTCGGATAGGTCGGTATCTTCCACCTCTGGAATGTAATCGCTCTCTACTGAGTTGATAATCTCCTTTTTGCTCTCGCTATTCCAAAGTACTTCCGCTTTGATGGATTCAAATAATAACGCTTTGGCTTCGTACTGCTCTACTATTATTCCTTTGTATTGAAGAGTTCGTAAATAGGCATTATTTATAACTGTATCAGCGTCTAGTTTTGACTTTAAACGATGTAAGAAGTAGTTAGCGTATCTGTTTACCTCTTTGTAGTTATGTTGGATATAGTTATCTAGTAGTGCTTTCATACCATTCTATAAAGTTCTTATACCAAATCTTTCTACGTACACTTGAGCAGAAGCATTCTTTATCTACTTCGTTTGTGATTCGTGTTTTAATAGCCTGTAGTCGTTTTAACGTCACTTTTGCAGTTCGTGTTGATTCGTTGGCATCCTTTAGGCTTTCGATGTATTCTAGTTCATCTTGTCCAAACATAATTTTAAAATATAAGCAGTTAGGGAAACACAACAGGAAATAAAAAAGTCTCCACTGATTAACAATGAAGACCAAAAGGCAACGCACTTAATACATCCAAGTGAACTATGAAGTATCACTGTGTAACGATTGAGCGGTAATCTTGTAAATATGTAATCGAATGCAGTTTGAAGTGGTTCAAAGTTCGTAAACCACCATGCAAATGATACGAGTAATAGTAATTCCATGATTAAATTTTAGTCAAATATACAATTAAATTCTAATCAACAAAATTTTAATCTCCTTCCTCGTTGTTTATTGATTGATTCTTTGCTTTTTTAAGATACAAAAAGTCTCTTTTATACAAATCTGTTCTGTATATCCAAAATCGTTTCATCAGCTTCTTTGCTCTTCGTTCTCGTGTTGCTTTCATCTTACTGCTGTTTGTTTTTCCATTCTTTCCATGTGTCAAAGTCTTTTAGTGCTTTCTTAAACTCTTTGAATAAGCCTATACATATTCCTAATGTAACTGTAATTCCTGCAATCAATCCTAGTATAAAATCCATGCTATTTTATTTTTTGTTTATAGGTTTCTATTATTTCTTTCAGTTCTTCGATTGTAAATTTACGTGTTTTTCTCGCTCGCTCTACAAGTGCATCGTATTTTTCTGTTCCTAGCTTGTTAATTAGATGACCTTGATACTCCAAAAGGTTACCACTTAAAAACGTATTGCAATGCTCGCACTGTAGATGGCAATTGTCTTCATCAAATCGTACGTTCCAATGATTGTTAGCATTAAAATAATGTCCGCAGTTTTCTTTTTTTGCTGGCTTTTGGCAACTGATACAAACGTTACCCTTATCTCGTAATCGAATGTACTTGTTAAACGTTACCTGTGCAATCTTAATGTAGTCTTGTACGGTCATCAACTCGGCTTTCTTTACTGCTTTCGTCTTTTTCCAAGCCTTTTCTTTTTCAATCGCTACCCAAACACGAACGCACTCAGATTCTTTGCAGTATTTCTCAAGCGTTGAACGGATGGGTGTAAATGGTTGTTTACAATTGTTGCATTTCTTCTTTTTTGGTTGCCTCATATAACTCTTTTTTTAGCTTCATGTTCTCAATATGTAAAGAATAGTTTAATCTATACATATCCTCGTTCTCTTTAGATACGCTTTTTAACACTTCTAACGCACTTTCAAGGTCTTCAAGCATAGTTTGTATGCCTTCACGTTGTTTATCGCTTGTCAGGTGATGTTTTTGTCTTACGATAAGTTTGTTAATCACTAAGCCGATATTGATTCGTGCTAGTGTTAGACTTAATGCGGTGCTTTTATGTTTCATAGTTCGTGTTTAAAATGGTAGTCCATCGTCAAATTCTTTGTTTGCTTCTAGTGCTGAGTAAAATTGTTTTTGCGGTTCACTCAAAGGATTGTTACCTCGTCTTTTTATAGGGTCTATTCCTCCTATCTTAAAGCCTAATCCGTTGTTAAATTCAAATAGTAAAGGCATACCTAGTTCCGTTTGCTGACCTCCCGTATCTCTGTCCTTAATTTTTTCTATGTCTATCATAGTTTGATACTTCATGTCTGGGTGTTTAACTAGTCTATGAATTACTAACATATCATCACAACGATTCAAAAACGGTTTACCTCCTTCAATGTGTGCTTTCAATGGTGGCTTTAAGTGTCCAAACCATTTATGTTCTTGAGGATATAACATTCCGCTCCTTCCAGATTCACTATTTGGATGCGTGCTAATGTACAAAGTTTTATTTAGTTGATTACAAAATTGTCTAGTTTGATTTAAAAATTCGTAATTATCTGAATGTTGCATACCTCTGTCAAGTCCTGTGAACGGGTCAATAAATCCTACATCGCAATCAGTAGAACCGATTATATCTAACATATCTTTGGGCTTGTACATATTTGAATTATCTACAAACTTAAAATAGTATTCAATCGTTTTTTCATGCGCTCTCAGTTCTTTAAATGACAAATCTTTGAACTGCTTACCCGAATACATTTGTATTAAATCTCGCATTACTTGACCGCTTGAATTTTCCCCCATCCAAATAGTAAACTTTAAACCATGATTTGTAGCCAAAGCTAAAAAGTACCATTCCATCCAATACGACTTACCCACGTTGTCATGTCCTAGAACTATGTTTAATTGCCTACGTTTAAAACGAATGTAATCATCTAGTGCGCATCCAATACCTAGACCTAAGGAGATTTTACCCTCCTTATATTGGTTTAAGTATTCTGTGCTATGCCCGTTATTTAGTATCATAATTCATCTTCGTATTGCTCTAATTCAGGCTCCCAAGCCATTGAAAAATCTTTATCTTGAAACATTTCAGTAAGTCCTGAAATTTGAGTAAGTCTTAATACTTCATCTCTATCCATTCCAAGTTCCTTAGAAATCTTTTCATCCGACCAATTACGTCTTTTTAAATCAACAACAATATCTGACATTGATTCTACTTTGTGCTTTCCTCTTGCTCGGTTGTGTCGAATAGTTGACGCTACTCTATCGTTTTGCCCTTTTTGTGATTCTCTAATAGTTACAACAGGCAAGTAACCATGAACTCTACTTTGAATATCTTGGCACTCTTTTCCAACTCTATTTCTGTGAAAACCATCAATTACCTCACGTGTTCCATCGTTGTTATCCATTGATACAATTGGTTGTGTATACCCATCGTTTGATATTGAAAGTCTTAACAATTCCATTTCAGGAGGTGCAACACTATTCGGGTTGTAATCGTTTGCTTTTACACTGTCATTCTTTACCCATAAAACACAATCAACAGGCTCGGTATTGAATGGTGAAGCTGAATGTAATAGTAATTTAATCTCATTAATAATATCTACCTTTTCATCTAATGATAAGTATCTTAGTGAATTAATAATGTCTTGTTGCTTTTCTAATAGTTGCTTTTTCATGTTACTTTGTTTTTAAAAATTTATCTTCTGTTCTCTGTCTTTTCTTTAAGTCCAAATACTTTTGGTAAGCATCTGTTTTGTGTTGGGTAAACCCTAAACCTTTACACCAATAATCATTTCTTAATAATGATTTACACACACGCCTCCAACTAGGTGCTAATTTCTTTGATTCAAGAATATATGGTGCTTCGTCAGGTATTCCAAGAGAGTAACCTCTTTCTTTCCACCATTTCGTAAATGTATAAATTTTATTCAAATAATGTTCTTTTGTTTTTTTAGGTATTGTATTTAAAATTAACATTGCACATGATTCTCATGTGTTGTTTTCAGTTTTAGTTTTGTTTTTTTAATGTGTTTTTTATATG